GATTGCTCCTGTCGGCCGAGATCTCAGCCGCCAGAAATTACGCGCGTGAAGTCCCGCGCGTGAAGTGTTTGGTAATATTGACAAACACTTTTTTAGGGAAACCGAGATTTCATTAGTTGACTACTCTGGGGCGGGTTCCAGAGGAGACTTTGGTAACAACGCGATCGGCTCCGCCTTATCTAATCATCGTTACATAGAGCGTTCCTTAGGTGTTCTATCCTAAGTACGCGCATCAGGCTCCGCCTGTATGCTAAAGATTTGTAGAGATAACAGTGGGTTTTGATAAAACATGAACGGTACAGGCAATCGAGAATGGCCTTATACATACGACTACGATGAGTCATCTGAGAGTTGTGACGAAGAATGGGACAAAGATTTGGATTGTATGGTCGTTGACCTTACTAGAAGCAAAGCTGGTGTCTGGGTTGATAAGAAGGACATGGACCTATGGTGCCATGAGAAGATGGACTCTGATGTTTTGCTTTTAAATTCTCTGAAAAAGCAAGGAAAAGTCATTGACTTAGTCAATAAAAAGAAAGGCTAATTATTTAACATAATGAAGCGTAGAGATATTGGTACATTTAGGTCACAGTTTCAACCTAGTGGTCCAAGACGCAAGGGTGCATCAGGCTTTAGACGTAATGGTAATGGAGGAAATCACAATGGAGCCAGAAGAACTGGCATGCGATACAGTGGTCGCGAATACATGAACAAAACAACCATGGGGTTCCTTGGCATTGAGAAGAAGTTCTACGACACTGCATTAGTGTCTGCAGCGCTGACTGCGCCTTCCGATTCCACTGGAGGTGAACATGATCCTTCGGCTACGTCGATGATCTCGACTCCAGTGAGAGGAGACAGTGAACAGAACAGAGATGGTAAGCAGATTGCTTTGCTTAATGTTTCCATCAAGGGTTCTATAGATTTGCCACCTATAGAGCTTGCAGCTGCGCCTAAGCCAGGTGTGTATTGTTATGTTGCTCTTGTTTTAGACACACAGACGAATGGTGCCATTCTGAAGTCTGAGGACGTGTTCAAGAACACAGGAGCTGATAACGTTATGGCTGCGAATCCAATGAAGAATCTCCTATTCATGAGTAGATTTAGAATTCTGAAGAGTTTGAGGGTGAATATGACAGTGAATACACTCTCCCATGTTGCAAATGACGCATTCAGCAACTGTGGGAAGAGCATACAGTTTAACTGGTTCGTTAACCTGAAGGGATTAAAGGTGAGCTTCAACGCCGGGACGACTGCTGATGTTGCAAATGTGATCGACAACAGTCTCCATATCATCGCCTTCTCTACGAGTGTAGCTCCAGCTCCGGCATTGTCTTATAACGCAAGAATAAGGTTTGTTGGATGAATAAAAGAGATGTTTATTAAAGATGATTTATAAAGTATGGGTCTGGTGCCTTCGGCCCTGTGAACCAGGCAAGGGTGATCCTGCGCATAAATGGCTTTATGTTGTGACTGGTCTTCCACCAGTCTTTTGGTACATAGTTGGAACAAATGATGATCGTGGAAGCACGAAAGTTAACGTTCCCGGATCCGTGAACAGGGACTGAAAATTCATATCTGTCGCATAGTGAGTTCAGGAAGGTCGGTGTACACCGGTTACCGTCCATCTCATCAATAAGAATGCAGTCTTGGTCATCATAGCCATCGAAGTACAGGCCTGATCCTTTCGTTGAAGGCACAACAAAGAAAGATCCAAAATAGCCTGATAGTCCTAGAATATGTGCCATATGAGATTTGTGTGTGTCCGTTGGTCCAACGAAGACAAGGACACGAGTTACAAAATCACGAGGCTTAGAGATGAGCTTTTTATATACCTTAAGAGCTCTGTGATTGTGGACCATCGTACTGAAGTGATGGTCCCATAGGTCAACGTCCGTGATGCCTTCGTCTATCTTCCGCTTAACGGCTATAAGATCAGTGCGTTTGCCCTTTTCCATAGGGGTCCCGTAGATGAAAGGCTCTGCGTCCTTGCCGCAGTATGTCCTGTTCTGCTTCGCAGATCCCTTTGCAACGAAGAATGCAGCACGAGTAAGGCCTGGTATGTTCTTACAGTAAGAAAGGCCTTTTTGTTTCTCAAACTCGAAATACCCCTGCAGATGAGGCGTTCCACTAGCAGCAGTCTCCTTACCGTATAAGAGGTAGGAGAAGTGTAAGCCACAAATGAACTGAATGTCTGCGACCTCAGAGTCAGTATAGTTATTAAGAGTAAAGCACCAGCGTCTCGCTGCTTTATGTCCCCTTACCATGTTAAAATGCTAAGGTTGAGAAAGGTCAAGCCTTTCTGCCTTTTTGGTTTAAGGCTGCAATCGCTGTAGATTGCTCCTGTCGGCCGAGATCTCAGCCGCCAGAAATTACGCGCGTGAAGTCCCGCGCGTGAAGTGTTTGGTAATATTGACAAACACTTTTTTAGGGAAACCGAGATTTCATTAGTTGACTACTCTGGGGCGGGTTCCAGAGG